TCAGGGACGAGCGGCCTGACCGGTTGCTCGGCGGGCAAGAAGATCGATCTCGACAAGCGCGCCGAGGGCAAGGCCGGTGACGCCGACGCAGGTCCGTGCCGGCAGTCGTCCGGTTGCGAAATATGACGCGTAGACGGCGTTCATCGCGGCGTAATCGCGATCGAAATGCGTGAGGTAGACGCGGGCGAAGACAACGCAGTCAAGGGAGCTGCCAGCGCCGGCCAGGACACGCTTCAGGTTCTCGATAACGCGCCGCGTTTGCGCCGCGATCCCGTCGGGCAACGGCCCCTTGTCGTCGTCCGGCTGGGTCGGCATTTGGCCGGTGACAAACACCCAGCCGTCCACCGCGGTCGCATGGCTGAAAGGCCCGACCGGCGTCGGCGCCTCGGGGATCATCAAGAATTCGATCATCGCCACGCGCTCGTGGATAAACCCGCGAGCCGGTTTATCCACCTTATCGAGTGCATGGTCACCCTCAACGGCTAGCGGCGAGGCAGGCTCGCAGATCGTCCCGCTCGTCCTCGTAATCGTCCATTGCCTGGTGCAGAACGTTGTCGGACGGCAACGCGCGCAAGGCTGCCGTTATTTTCTTTATCGCCGCATCATCATAGTTGACAGGTTGAGGACACTGGCACGCCGTCGCCCGCGCGCCACTGCAACCGCTTATCGTCAACGCCACCAGAAACGCAGTGACAACCGATACTACTCTCGACCGCATACCACCCCCCAATCGTGCCGTAACACCATGGCCACAGGACGGCTCGGGATCAAGCCCGAAGCGCGCGCGGAGCCCAATGTATTGGGCTCGCCCAGGTGCAAATGCTCCAGGCTTGACGAGGATCGCCCGGTCTACCGGGAAGCGGTGACGATGCGGAGGCCCTCCGGCCCAAAGTTGAATTCCTGGCTTGCTCCATTTGACAACCGCACAAGACACAGTCCGCTTTCGACATTGGCGGAAAGTATGAGGCCGGGTACGTCCTCCATTGTGTCACGACGGACGATTTTATATCGCCGTCTCTCGCTTTCGGGATCGACGGCTGTCAATTTGCGCGGAAGCATTGCTTCTCCAAGCGAAGGAAGACCTATGATGACCCATTGGAATGTTACTTGCGGTCCTGCTTCTGCACGATCTGCGTCCGCAGGTCGGCAATGGCGTCGATAATGCGCGCCAGCGCGGCGCGCATTTCTGCCTGAAAATCGCGCTCGTCAATCCGGCCTTGTTCGAGGGCTCGCTCCGCCGCGGCGATGCGCAACTCGTGCGAAGCGATCTGGACGTCGAGCTCAGCCCGCAGATTTTCGATGTCCCCGCGCAGGCTGATGTAGCTGGTCACAGCACCGCCGCCCACAGTCAGCAGCAGCACGGCCGCCTGCATGACATGACCGAAGTTGATCTCGGGCGAGAACCGCGGCTTCAACATCAAGGGACGAACGGAGCTGCCGGGGTGGCTTTCAGCAGCTCGGCCAGAACCCCAGCCCATACCGGTTGGCATTGCGTGCTTTGCAGAGCCATCTGCACCGCACGCTTCTCTTCGATCGCGACCAGTATACCGGGTTTATCCCCGACGCTGGAGATCGCGTTTCCGGTCGCCTCCAAAATCGGCCAGCAGGCCGCGCCCACCGGATCCCCTGCAGCTGTTGCGATCGTCGCTGCGTTGCCTGCATCCTCGGCGCTGAATTGGCCAACTTGGGCGCAGCCCGTCAACCACAATGCCAGCACGCTCGCCATTATCAATACCGACATCGACGCTACTCCGTCACACAAGCTGACGTTCCGGCAATCGACAAAATTCCAGAATCTAAACATTGGTTTCATGCTCCATTGGTCCAGTGAAAGGTCTGCGCCGGGTCGGCGACAGTCAGTTTGGCTGGATGGTGTTTGGCCGGCGGGGTTCCGGGGTTCCGATGCGCGCGGCGGCGAAGCCTGTCGCGGTGTCGGCACACGCCGCGACCCACGGGATCAGCATTGCAGATCAGAAGAGAGGCGAGCCATGATCGCAAGTTGGTGCAGCCGCGCCCGCATCAACCCGATCGGTCGAATGATTTGACGTCGCGCTCAGTTGCTCTCCAGGGGATCGCGGCCGTCGCGCCGCGTAATCTGGCCGATCTCGGAGGCGAGCACGGTGTCCCGCGCCAGTCCTCGGCGCTGCTCGACCGGCAAAATGTGGTCGCGGCGCGTGGTGCCCGACGCGACCTCCACCGCCATCGGATTGCCGGTCGTTGTCGCGACTGGGAAGATGCCCGGAACAACCGATGAGCCGACCGGCAGATAGCTGTAGATCGTGGTTTCGGCCAGGCTTTGTTCGCCACCGCCAACCGGGTTAAAGCTCTGAAATTCGAAATAGAGCGTATGTCCGACGAATTGTGACGGCAGCACCTCGAAGAAAAACCGGCTGGAGCCGAGCGACAGAAATTGCGACCCGGCGGGCAGGTCGATTTCGTAAGTGCCGTACAGGCCGCGGTAGAGGCCGGCCAATGTATATTGGTTGGGGGCGGTCAGCGTCGCGTTCGTGTAGCTCAGGAATTCGAGCAGACCGTCCGGTGTCCGCACCGCGCACAGGCTCAGCCCGTTCGCGGCGAGTTGCGCTGAAACGCTGTTGAGGGCGCCGTCGCTCTCGGCGAGATTAACCGACAGCGACGTGCCGGTCGCCGTACAATCGGCCGTCGTGTAGCCCATTGTCGAGCGGCCGACAAACTCGCCGAACGGCGCAAAGGTCGAGCCGTCCAGGGACACATAGACGTTGGCGCCGCCCCAGTTGGGGTCATAAGTCCCGTTTGGCCCACCTGAAAGCCCCACGATAATATAGGGTGAGGTCTGCCCTTGCGCGGCGAGGAGTTGGGCTGTCGGCTCGAGAATGAAGGGCGCGTTGACCGACGGCGCGGCCTGTCCGTAATTCGGCGCCGATGTTTCGGATGCGCCCGCCTGTTTGGGGTATGGCTGCGCCGTGGCGCCCCCATACCCTAGGATGGTCACCCCGCCGCTGACGGCTGGTATCGGCGTCGCTGGCGGGTACATCACGGCGCCGGGAGTGCCGAGCCAATCCTCGGCGGTTACCGACAGCATGCCCTCGTCGTCTTCCTCGATCGAGGTAATGCGCACCGTAATGGCCTGCGCGCCCAGTCGTGGGTCGGTGATCTGCACGAGGTCCATCGGCTCCAACAACACGTATTTCCAACCGAGTTGCCAGGAGTAGGTATTGCGATACAGAATCTGGCGCTGCAGGACAAGCTGCGCAGCTATTGTCGCCACGTAATATGGATCGACGATTGCCCGTGCCTGGACCGATGTATCCCGTCGAACCGCGTACAGATCGATCGAGCCCTGGTCAAACGCTTCCGTGATCGATGTGTTATAGGACGTGCCGCGGTCGGTGGTTTCGAGCTGAACCATGTTCAACGCGTCGGCCGGGGTCGAGCGCGTGATGTGCACGGGATCGTCGGTAAAGCCGCCGGTGATCGGACCCGCTCCCGTACGCAATGCCGGTCCGCCCGGCGTCACGCCAAGATAGGTGCCGACGCTCGTCTCCTGGACGATGTAGTCGTCCTCGCCGAGCGAATAAATCGGGGTCGTGTTCGGCGTGTATAAATAGGGTGCGGTGGTCGTCCCGACGGTCAGCGTCTCGGAACCCGAGGCGCTCGTCGTGATTGCAACGTCGGTCCCTCGCGTCTGCACGATCACTAGCCCGGTTGTCGTGACCGAAGCATAGATGCCGGCGGCGGCGAGCGCGCCGTTGCCGGGATCGGCGAGGGTCCCGTCGCCGGTGATCAGCATCGCCAGCGACGCGCCAACCGACGAATAGCTGATGATGTCGTTCGCGGTCAGGTAGTGGCTGACCAAAATGGGTGAGGCGGGGAATGCGCCGGAAAAGGTCAGCGACAGCAGATCGCCTTGGTTCACCTCGCCAGTCAGCGAGATCGGGGTAAAAGTGACCGACAGCGGGGTGTCTCCGTAAGGGATGATCTTGAGGAGCCCTCCCGACCAGACGATCGCACTGTTTGTGACGGCGGCGATCTCGGCCAGCATTTGCGAAGCTGCCTGCTGACTGTCGTATACTGGCGCCAGCATCAATCCGGCGGCGTCGCAGTAGGCCGCATAAGAACTCAGATCATCGAGATTGGCAGCCGGGAAGCCGGCGCCGTATCGGGTGTTCGTTAACAGGTCCTCGACGATGTTGGCAGGGTTCGCGTCGACGCCGTTCGGCGCCGTTCCGGCTTCGATACCGTAGACTTCGACATTGAAGTTCGGCAAAGCAGGGCTCATCCCGAGCTGGTACTGGTCACCTGTGAAGAATGCCGTGCCGGAGTAGTTGATCGCGTTGTTCGGGTAGTTCGTTGTCCAATAAAAATCCGTCGCCTGGCCATCGGCCCCGACCGCCGAGAACGAAATGCCGTTGCCGCCGGTGAGGGTGCTGCCGCCGCCCTGCAAAGTCGTGACGGTTTTATTGTACCATAGGAGCCCCCAGCCGGCGATCGGCCCCTGGCACACGCCGGCGGCGAAGTCGACCTGGTACATCGTCTGTGTGCCGCCCTTTCCGGCGGTCTTGCTGCCGCCGCCGCCCTTGCCTTTCCCCCCGCCGCCGTTCGCGTTGAAATTCTGGTAGTCGAGAAGGTTGACCGCCAGCCGCGCCGTTCCGTACACGAGCGGAATGACGCCGCCTTTTTGCGAGCTCTGAAATCGCAGCGACGCAGCAACGTTTTGCTGCTTGGCGTTGGAGCCGCGACCGAGGATGCCGCTCATTCGGAAAACGGCGAAAAGAACCTTACCGGCCGCCCGGCGAGGAGCGGCTGCAACGCGTCGCCGCGGATAACCCCGCCGCTGTGCCAGGCGTGGATCAGCAGCGGCCATTCGGTGATGATCGCGCCGTGTGCAAAGCACCGCCCAAAGCGAAACAGCGCCACGTCGCCGGCGCCGCCCCGGTCCGTCTCGCGTGTTTTTTTGGCGAGCCCGTTCATGTAGCGTTCGACCCCGCGATGCAGGTGCCAGTCCGGCGGGTAATAGGGAATTTCAACATGGCCGACGATTTCGGCGCGCTCATAGACCTCGGCAATCAGGGTCAGGCAGTCGCAGCCGACGCCCTTGACCCGTCCCATGTGATGATACGGCGTGCCCAGCCAGGTCTCGGCCTCGCCAATGACCGCGGCGCGCTGCCGATCGGTCACACCGAATTCTCCGGCGCCGGGATAAACGGCATTCCGCCAAAGTGGATCTGGTTGTTAAAGGTGTTCGTGCAGGTGCCAAGACTGCGGTCGCACCCTGGCAGGAGTTGGAATTGATCGCCCGCTGCGGGCGGGTAGAGGAACGCCAGCTTGATCGTTACCGATTGTCCGGCTGCAAAGCCGCTGATCGTGCGCGTCTCGCCTGCATTGGCGCCGGTGACGCCGACGATCGTCCCTTGCACGTAGGGATTGGCGGTCAACGGCGGTCCCTGAATGACCGTTTGCGTCGATCCCGACGCGCAGCTAAAGGTGACGGCAAGGCTCGACCGATCGAACTGGCACATTGCGTCGCCGAACACATGGGTGCAGCTTTGCTGCCACAGTCGGCGCGGCATCTGGATGTTCAGCAATTCGAGATGCGAGCGACATTTCATGTCGACGCCTGTGCGGCTGCAATCGATGTCCGAGATGCGCCCGGCGAACAGCACGACGGTCCCGACCACGGTCCCGTAAGGCTGCATAAAGGCGCGCTCGACCTGCAATACCCCGCCGTCGAACTGGCCAGTCCACGCGGCTTGCAGCCAGGCGACCGCACCCAAGAGATCACTCGGCTCAGGGTAGATGTTGACGTCGAGCTCATCGACTTGCACCCCGATCACGACTTTGGTTTTCGACCGCTCGAGTTTCGGCCCGAGCTCGAAATAGCGCCCGGTCGTCTGGTCGGTGATCGCGCTCGCCGCAGCCGAATAGAGATAGACGCCACCCTCAGCCAAGCTGAAGGTATAAAGGTCTGCCATGGTAAACTGCTCGCTGGAATTCAACAGCGCGATCAGCTCAGCTGATGCTGCCTTCATGTGCGCACCGAGATAAAAGTCAGTTTCTTCAGCTGCCACAATCGGAACATGAAGTTTTCGAAATCATAGCTGTCGTCGACGAACCGACAGCGAAACCAGTACGAGAAATCCGCTGCGACGACGATGCCAGTGGCCGGGGGGTTCGCGAAGGTCACCAACCCCGTCTCGGGGTCGACACTGTAGCTCGAAGCGCTTTGGCTGATGCCGTTGAAATAGACCGCTCCAACGGTGTTGGGGGCGGTAACCGGCTCAATAAACCCGCCGTTCGGCAACGCTGCTCCCATGGTCCGTTGCAGCTGAAAAACCGATGCGCTTGAGTCTCCGGTGCCGAGATATTGCCCCCGGATCTGGAAGTCGCTCGGGTCCTCGAACAGAAAGGTGCCGTAGGCGCCCTGGCAGGACAAGTAGAAGCCCATCAACGTGCGCAGCTCGTCGAAGCCGGCCCCGGGGTTGTCGCGTAAGAACGCGAAAACGAGCGTGAACTGCCATAGCGGGAACGGGTAATCGAGGGCCCTCAGCTCGCGGCCGGAAACAGCCCGCTGAATGCGGGTTTGAAACGTCGGAGTCTTGGTAACGCTCCAAGCGAGTCCCGGCAATTCGGGAAAAACCAACGCCATCACGAGCTCCGTAGTGCGGATCCGTTGCGCATCGCCCGGTTGATCGCACTGACCAAAAGGCTTCCGTTTGACTGGAAGAATTTCGCTACGGATTGGCTGTCCATCGCCGACACGTTAAACATGACGTTGGCCCCACCTCCCGCTCCCCCGCTGCCGGCTATCATTGTTTGCAGTCCTTGGCTGATGTCTGCCGGGAGCACCATCTCATTCGTGTGCAGCATCGCGAGTGAGGTCGAGGGAACCATCCAGCCGCCTTGGGCCGACGGCACGATCCCGCCGTGCTCGAAGCTGAACAATGATCCGATACCCTTAAACAGGCTGCTGAAAAGACCGCCTCCCGAAAACAAGCTGCCAAGACCCAAGGCTCCGAAAAGGCCGCCGGAGCCGAATAGCCCCTGCGAGATCCCGCCGCCGGCAATCGCCTCGCCGGCGCCGGTAACCCCACCCGAGAAATCTTGATCGGCGCTCCCGCCGGTGCCCCCAACCAGGCTTGCGCCGAGCGATTTTCCGAGGCTGCCAAGGATGCCGCCGACCGCGGAATTGACGAACTCGGCAATGATCGACTGCGCTAAGTTGGACAAAGCCTTTTGCACGGTGGTCGTGCCCATGATGATTCCGGTGATCGAGGTGTCCAACGCGCGCTGGATCGGCTGCAACAGGCTTTGCCATTGTTTTTGACTGTCTTGAACGGCTTGGGCGTCGAGCTTGTCCTTGTCGGCCAGGTATTTTTCGTAGGCAAGCTCCTCCTGCTCAGTCAGTTTTTCCTGCTGCTGGGCGTCGTCCGCGGCGGCAGCCAGCTTTTTTTCATAGAAATCCTGCTGGAGCGCCCACTCGGTATCGAGCGCATCCTTGAGTTGTGCAATCTCCTCGCTCGTCGAGATTTTGCCGAGCTCGGCCTCCTCCTCGATCGCCGCCTTCTTACGCGCATAGGCAGCGTCGGTGATTTTTTCGTCGGACGAGAGCGCGGCAAGCGTGTCCCGCTCGTTCTGTATGGCTAGCTGTTTTTCGAGCTGATAGACATTGCTCTCGACCGCGAGCTGTTCTTTCGACCCTGCTTCGGTTAATGCTTGCTTATCCTGCCAAAACGCCAACTCCTCAGCCTTTGAGTCGCTAAAGAACGACTGCTCTTCCGCGAGTTGACTTTGCAGCTCGGCGCGCCAGGTTTGCAGCCGGTTAGCGGCACCGCCGCCGCCTTGCGTCCCGCTTTTTGCCTGCTGACTGACCGAAATCCCGGGCTGCTGGTTGGCGGCATTGCCGGATTGGCTGATCGCGCCGCCAACGGAACCGGCAAGTCCGGCGGTTCTCGCTTGCAGCGCGCTGATTGTCGATCCGATCTGCGCGGCGGCGGCTCCGATATGGGCCTGCGCCTGTTGCGCCGCGGTCCCGAGATCGGCGAAATGGACCTTCATCGCCCCGGTGGCCGCCTCTACTGCGTTGGCGGCCTCTTCCATTCCGGACTGAAGCTCGTCGGTCTGAGCAGAGATGGCAACGCTGGTTTCGATATCCGCCACGCCGTCTCCTTTACCTATAGACTGCGCCCGCAGGCGCCCGTTTCTGCCCGGATCCCTTTCCCGCCGGGCTAGGCCGAGGCTTTGCTTTGCCGGTGCAGCTCGGGAAAATCGAGCACGACGGGACGCAAACCCGCGTGAACGTCACCGCTTGCGAACGACGGCCCCAATTCGGCGAGCAGTTGTCCAACGTTGGCGTTCAGGTTCGATCGTGCCGTGCCCGGCCGTGTTGCGCGCTCGCGCTGCTCTTTGCCGACCCCGAGATAGGCCGCGATCATCAGGTGCAGCGGCGGATGGTCGATCCAATACCGCGTCAGCTCTTCGACGTCGAACAGCGTCATCGCGTCGATTATCGGATAGCTGTACCCGCAGGCGGTGGCGAGCAGGCCATAGATGTCTCCCCAGCGGTCGCTGCGATCGGCGTCGTCGCCCCCGGGTCTGGCCCGGGGGCTGCGGCTTCCCCCAATCGATTTGCCCGTGGCCGCAGACCGGAGCCGGTCAGGACTGCGTTCAGCACCGGCCCGGCATTGCCGAGGTCCAACAGATCTTCAACCATTTCTGGCGTCATGTCGGGATAGTTCCGCTGCAAGGCGGAGGCGACGATTTCGAGCAGAACGCCAATTTGCGTTTCACCCATTTGCGCGCCGATCTCGGAGAGCTGGCGGACCTTCGGCATCAGCCGGCGCAGCTGGCCCAAGGTCAACGGTGGGACGGTCCATTCCCGGCCGCCCATGGTGATCGCTATGCCTGGGATCATGCCGCCCTCCGCCCAGCGGGCTGCCGCCGCCGCGACCTGGTGCTCGTCATTCGACCGTGCTCAGATAACCGATTGTCCCCGATGCGTCGGCAAACGCCATGAAGTCCAGTTCGCTGATCGTCCAATCGTCAATCTTGGTCGGCATCGACAGCTTGTTGGCGGTGCAGGCGTTGAGCCGCAGTGCCGTCCCCTCGCCGCTGTACGTGGTGTAGAACGTCGCCTTGAAGGTCGGAGTGGTGCCCATCACCTGGTTGGTCAGCGTGAGCTTGTTGCCGCTCGTCGTGATGCTGTAGGTATAGGAGATCAGCAGTGCTGCGTTTGCGTCGGCCGCGGCGAAGGTGTAAACGCCGGTCGCGAAGTTCACCGAATATTGGCCGGCCGCGGAAGGGGTGGTTACGCGGTTGAAACGGCGGCCGTTCGCGGCGTAAACCACCCCGAGGTCGTCATTGTAGCTGGACGCGTTGGCGACCGTCACTGTGTAGGGGCTCGCGGCCGGGACGATCGCTGCCTCAAGTTCCGATACGGCGAATTGACCCGTCGCCGCCGTCACCCCGAAGAAAATGTCGCTGTACAAAAGACCGAGGATCTGCGCGAGTTTCGCCTTTCCGCTGATCTTGCCCTGACCGCGAGCGATCGCAACGGGAAACTGAAGCTGGCCGTAAAGCTCTTTGTCGGTCCAGTCGAAATCGATTTGAACGTCTTGGAGCACACCGAATTGGCGTGGGCCGATACCCGACCCGGTCACATCCGTGCGCTCGCCCCACAGCGCGCCCGACCCGAAGCTGAGCTGCATTTTAGATACTCCCTTGGAAATCGTTCTCCGCTGCCGTCTCTGGCAGGGGCTTCCGCACGCGTACCGGCAGCCGCTTCAGGGCCTCTTTGGCGGCATGCGCCACATTCCAGGCCGCAGTGTTGCGAGCGACCGCCGAGCCCGGAAAATGATCGGTCCACCAACGCTCGATCACCGCGTCGAGCAGATCGTCCGCTTGTAAGGCTGCAAAAGGTCTCGCCGGCGGGGCATCACGGTCATCGCTCATGTCGTCGTGTCCTTGCTGATTGACCTGGGCTTATTGACCTGGCCGGCCGCGAGGCGGTTCACCCGGCCGCGGCAGCGGATGTCTCGGCGGCTTTGGCGGATGGGGTGCGGGATGCGAGACGGGCGGTATTGGCGGCTGCGGATGGGGCGGCCGGTGATGCCGTTCGGGCGGACGAAACGTCTGGGCGACAAAATTGTCGTCCTCGCGCCGCGACCGCAGATATTGGTCCCACTCATGCTCGAGCTCGGGCTTGTTGCCGGCAAATTCGAGCACGCCCCACATGTTACGTTTTAGATCGGTAATCGGGTCGAAGCCGTGCCGCAGGAACATCTGCCAGCGATCCCAGTACTGGCGATTGACCTTGGCCCCGTGAAACCGATGCTCGATCGTCCCGGCCACATAGCCGATCCGGCCGTTGACGGCGTGCCTGGCGCGGTGTTGCCAGGCCTCCAGCATCGCCTTGTAGGTCGGCGAAACGCCGCTCGGAAACGAGCGGCTCGCCATGCCCAGCATCGCCACCGCCTGGTGATGGTCTGCGGCGCCCATCCCGCCATATTCGAAAAGCCCGCCGATCAGGTTCAGCGTGTCGCGTCTGATCGCCCACATGTAGCCGGGGTGCGGGTAATGGTGCTGGCCGCCGCCGCCGATCCAGAATTTGTGAAAGTCCTGACCCTCGCCGACGACGATCGGGTTTCCATGCACGTATTGGTGACAGAACGAGCGCCAGTGATCCTGGTGCGAATCGGCTGGCCCGAGATCATAGCAATCGCGCCACGGCTGCACGACCCGGTAATGCTGCAACGCCGCGATCGTTTCCGCCGCCCAGTCGCGGTGTCGCGGAAATACGTCGCTGTCGGACCAGCAGATGTATTTTGCTTCCGGGCGGCGCTGGATGCCGATGTTCAACAGGCATTCCTTGGTCCATGCCCAGCTATCGGCGCGCACGCCAATGTGGGTCACGGTCCCGGGGATTTCGCATTCGAAAGGCGCCTCGCCATAAGCGCACTCGATCACCGTCACATCGGCGCCGAGTTCGTGAAGGTGACGCGCCCAATCGACGTAATGCTGATGGGGCCGGCGCCAACGCAGTGGATTGAACCGCGCGGTAAAGACATGGAGTACGCTCATGAGCGGTGCGGCCTCACACACAAAGGATTTCGACGGGAACGATTGCGATCGCCTGGTCGCCGAGCACGCCTTCATCGGTCTCGATCTTGCCGGCGATATAGGCGTGCTGAACCATGTCCGGCAAACCGAGGTTCTGAATCCCGGACGCCGGAGAGGGCGCCAACGCCTGCTCAAGGGAGTCGAGCAGCGGGTTCAAGATCGACGCCGGCGCTGCATAGGGATCGCTCGAATGCACGTAAATGTAAAA